GTAGCTAAAATTGGACAACAAAAATTTGAAGGTGGCGCACCAAGTGGTGGCGGTGGAGGTGGCAATAATGCAGGTGGCGGTGGAACTGTTGTATCTCCAAACTTTAACGTAGTAGGTAACTCAGGAATCAATCAGTTAGCACAAATTCAACAAACACCAACGAAGGCTTATGTAGTTTCAGGAGATATGTCAACTGCACAATCATTGGATAGAAACAGAATTGAAAATGCAACATTAGTACAATAATTAAGTTTATAAATTATGAAAATAGTTGAATTAGTAATTGACGAAAAGGACTCACTAAGCGGAATTGACGCAGTTTCTGTAGTACATTCTCCTGCTATTGAGGAAAACTTTATTGCACTAGCAAAACACGAAATAGAACTTAAAGAAGTAGACGCTGAGAAAAAGATTATTATGGGAGCAGCATTAGTTCCTAATAAACAAATCTACCGAGTAAACGAAAAGACGAAAGAGGAATACTACATATACTTTTCTGAGGACACAGTTCGTAAAGCATCAGAGTTATTTTTAATGAACTCAAATCAAAACAACGCAACATACGAACACGACAAGAAGTTAAAAGGAATGTCAGTTGTAGAAAGTTGGATAATTGACGATAGTAAATCGGATAAATCCCGATTTTATGGCTTTGATTTGCCAAAAGGAACTTGGATGATATCAATGAAGGTAAACAACGAGCAAGTTTGGCAAGATGTTAAAGAAGGTAAAGTAAAAGGATTCTCAATCGAAGGTTATTTTGCTGACAAGTTAGAAATGTCAATGTTAAGTGAAGAGGATTTATTAATTGAAAAAATCAAACAAATAATTTTAGAAGATGGCAAAAAGTAAAACACCAAGTTATTCTAGTCCAAAAGGAGGACGCAGAGGATGTCTATGCGAAAACGGAAAATATTCCACTAAATGTTGCGATGGTAGTCTACAGGCACAGGGCATAGGAATGATTACAGGGACTGAAAGCGTTACCGTAACAATTAGTTCAGGTGTAACAACGATAGTTCGTCAGAACGGATAAAAATGCAACAAAGTAAGAATTAACAAGTTTATATAAAAAAGACGAAAATGAAAAATAGCACAATTAACAAAATCAAATCACTTTTAGGAATGGAAGTGAAATTAGAACAAATGATGTTGATAGATGGAACTACGGTTTTAGAAGCAGACGCATTTGAAATGGACAACGAAGTTTTTATTGTTACTCCTGACGAGCAAATGATTCCTTTACCTATTGGTGAATACGAATTAGAAAATGGAATGATTTTAGTAGTTGCAGTAGAAGGTATCATTGCAGAAGTTAAAGAAGCAGTAGTTGAAGAAGAAGTTGCTCCTGAAGAACAAGTTGCTCCTGAAGTACCTGTTGAAGCAGAATCTGTAACACCATCTGCTAAGAAAACAGTTGAGTCTATTGTTAAAGAAACTTTCTTCTCAGAAATCGAAGCACTTAAAAACGAAAATATTGAATTGAAAGCGAAATTGGAAATGCTTTCTAAAGTTGAAGTAGTTACAGAAGAAGTAACCGAACTTGCAGAAGAACCTAAACCAATTAGTTTTAATCCTGAAAACACGAATGTAGTAGAGCCTTTCCGTTTTGAGAAAAACAGACAACGTTCAACTATCGATTCAATCTTTGAAAAATTAAACAAATAATATTAACTAACAAACATTTTTAAAAAATGGCAACTACAACATCAATTACAACAACTTACGCAGGAGAAAATGCAGGTAAGTACATCGCAGCAGCTTTATTGTCTGCACCAACATTGGACAAAGGTGGTATCACTATCGTTCCTAACGTAAAATTCAAACAAGTAATCAAACGTGTGGCTACGGATGACATCATCAAGAACGCTACTTGCGACTTCGATGCTACATCTACAATTACACTTACTGAGAAAGTTCTTCAACCTGAGGAGTTCCAAGTTAACTTACAATTGTGTAAAAAAGACTTCGTTTCCGATTGGGAAGCAATTTCTATGGGTTACTCAGCATTCGAAGTAATGCCTAAAAACTTTACAGATTTCTTATTGGCACACGCAATTGAGAAAGTTGCTGCTGCAATGGAGACATCTATTTGGACAGGAGTTAACGCAACTGCAGGTCAGTTCGCAGGTTTAATGACACAACTTACTACTGATGCTGCTTTACCTGCTGCACAAGAAATCGCTGCAGTTGGTGGTGGAGTTCTTGCTTCTAACGTTATTGCTGAATTAGGTAAAATCGTTGATGCTGCTCCTGCAACTATCTACGGAAAAGAAGATTTAAGTATCTATGTATCTAACAACATCTACCGTGCTTATGTACGTGCTTTGGGTGGATTCGCTGCTTCAGGAGTTGGTGCTAATGGTTACGATAACAAAGGAACAAACCAAACAATCAACGATTTGTACTTTGACGGAGTTCGTATCTTCTTAGCTAACGGATTAGCTGCTAACACTGCTTTACTTGCTCAAAAATCTAACTTGTACTTCGCTACAGGATTGATGAATGATATGAACCAAGTTAAAGTTTTGGATATGGGAGATTTGGACGGTTCTCAGAACGTTCGAGTAATTCTTAGATTTACCGCAGATGCTAAATACGGTTTCGCTTCAGACGTAGTTACTTACGGAATCACAAACGCTGCTAACTAAAATTAACAGACAATCATTAAAAGGGGAGGTAAAGTGCCTTCCCTTTTTTGTTTAATCTAAAATAAAATATATAGAAAATGTGCGAAATAACAACAGGTAGACTTGAGGTCTGCAAAGACGTAGTAGGTGGGATTGATGCCATTTACTTCATTAATTACGGAGATTACAACGCAGCAGCTGACGTAGTGTATACTGCTTCTACAGATACGATTGATACAATTGCTAACGTAACTTCTCTTTTTAAATACCAACTTAAAGGAACGAATACATTTGACCAAGTTATCACAACTTCACGTGAGAACGGAACTTCATTTGTAGAGCAAACTTTATCAGTAGTTTTGAAAAAACAAGATGCTGCTACACACAAGACAGTTAAATTACTTTCTTACGGACGTCCTAACGTAATTATCAAAACACGTAACAACCAATTCTTTCTTGCAGGTTTAGAACACGGAATGGAATTGACTACTGCTAACGTGTCAAATGGTACTGCGATGGGTGATTTAGTAGGATATACTTTGACTTTTGTAGGTACAGAGAAACTTTTGGCCAATCTATTAGATGCAAATACTGAAACAGGTGCTACAGGACTTGTAGGAAATGCAACAGCTGTGTTCGGAGCAACTACAACAATCGTTGCTTCTTAATTACTTTTTAATAGCTTAATTGAAGGGGTGGCTTAGGTTACCCCTTTTTTATTTGCAACAAAAACGGATTATTTAAGTTTATAAAGTATGATAGTATTAACGCCTTCTACATCAGCTCAGACCTTTTCGTTTATTCCTCGTTTTGAGAATTACACAACGATGACTATAACTGATGAACAAACCAATGTAACTCAAACAATAACGATTACAAGCTCAACTCAAGGAGCGTATGTAAACACGATTACTGCAACGTTTGCTTTAAAAAACAATCACGGATATACATTACTATTAACTAACGGGTCAACTATTTGTCACAAGGATAAAATCTTCTGTACAAATCAATCTATATCAACATTCTCCGTAAACAACGGAGCATACACTTCTAATACCACAACAAACACTTACATAGTTTATGAGTGATAACTTACACATACTAAGCCTAAGTGCTTATACAACGCCTGTAATCCAAGAATCAAAACGTGAAAATTGGGTAGAATACGGAGAGGACAATAATTACTATTCTTTCCTTATAGACAGATACACAAACTCTACTACAAATTCAGCTATTATAAACAACATAGCGAGACTTATTTACGGGAAAGGTCTATCTGCATTAGACGCTAACAGAAAGCCTGCTGAGTATGCTCAAATGATGGCATTGTTTAGTAAGGATGATATTCGTAAAATTGTTTTAGATAGAAAAATGTTAGGTCAATTTGCTATCCAAGTACACTACAACGATAAACACGATAAGATTTTAAAGGCTTATCACATTCCTGTAAACTTATTACGTGCTGAAAAATGTAATAAAGACGGAGAAATAGAAGGTTATTACTACTCTGACGATTGGACAGACTTAAAAAAATACGAAGCAAGACGCATTCCTGCTTATGGCTATTCAAATGAAAAGGTAGAAATATGTTTTTCTAAACCTTATGCAGTTGGGATGAAGTATTATGCTTACCCTGACTATCAAGGTTCACTTCCATACGCACTTTTAGAGGAGGAAATAGCAGACTACTTAATCAACGAAGTACAAAACGGGTTCTCGGGTACTAAAGTTGTCAACTTTAACAACGGAGTACCGACTGAGGAGCAACAATCAATGATTACTTCTAAAGTAATGAACAAATTAACAGGTTCAAGAGGACAAAAAGTAATCGTAGCCTTTAACGACAATCAGGAATCAAAAACTACGGTTGATGATATTCCTTTAAACGATGCACCTGAACACTATACTTACTTATCTGAGGAAGCTATGCGTAAAATTATGCTAGGGCATAACGTAACTTCTCCTTTGTTATTTGGTGTTGCTAGTTCCAATGGTTTTAGTGCTAATGCGGACGAGCTTAAAAACTCATCTATCTTGTTTGACAATATGGTTATTAGACCATTTCAGGAAGAAATCATAGAATCATTTGATAAGATTTTAGCGTTTAACGGAATTAGTTTAAAACTATTCTTTAGAACATTACAACCTTTAGAGTTCACAGACCTTGAAAACACGCAAACTGAAGAACAAGTTGCTGAGGAAACAGGAACTGACGGAACGCAGTTAAGCAAAATGGACAACGAGATTGCGGATGCATTAATTGAATGCGGAGAAGTAGTTGACGACAATTGGATATTGATTGATGAATTTGAAGTTGATTACGACCAAGAAGACGAAATTGACTTAGAAATTGAGAACGCTAACAATAAAAAACAATCGTTATTGTCTAAAGTTTACAATTTTGTAAGCACAGGGACTGCAAACCCAAGAGCTAAATCAGAACAAGACGCAACAGTTGAAGGATTTAAGTTTATGACACGTTACCGATACGAAGGAGGATTAAAAGAAAATACTCGTGAGTTCTGTAAAAAAATGGTTGCTGCTAATAAAGTTTATCGCAAAGAAGACATCGTTAGAATGGGTTCACAGGTTGTAAACGCAGGTTGGGGAGCAAAAGGTGCTGATACATACGACATCTTCCTTTACAAAGGTGGAGGTGCTTGCCATCATAAATGGATGCGTCAAACATTTGTAGCATACGAACAAGGACGTGGAATAGACCCTTTAAGTCCTAATGCAAAAACAATCAGTACAAACAAAGCAGAAAAAGCAGGTTACAGAGTTAGAAACCCACAACAAGTTGCGATGCGTCCTATTGATATGCCGAATCAAGGCTTTTTACCCACCAACAAACGATTTAAATAATGGCAGAAGCACTATTTATCACACGCGATGACATCGTTCGTTACACGGCTTTAAATGGCAACGTAGACACGGACAAGTTCATTCAGTTTATCAAGATTGCACAGGATATTCACATACAGAATTATTTAGGTACAAAACTATTCCAAAAGCTACAAGCGGATATTATCGCAAATACGTTAACGGGTAATTACTTGACTTTAGTAACAACTTACGTTAAACCGATGTTAATCCATTGGGGAATGGTGGAATACCTTCCTTTCGCAGCTTACACGATTGCAAACAAAGGAGTTTACAAACACTCGTCTGAGAACTCAGAAAACGTAGACAAAAACGAAGTAGACTACTTACTAGAAAAGGAAAGAAGCATTGCTCAGAACTACACACAGAGGTTCATTGATTATATGGCATTTAACCAATCTTTATTTCCTGAGTATCGTTCAAACAAGAATAACGACATCTTCCCTGATTCAATGAATAACAATCTCGGTTGGTATATATGAGAAAACGAATTAAGTTAGGAACTTATAAACCTAAAGAAACAAACGTAGAGAAGCTTCGTGTTTTTCTCGCTAAACTAAATAAAAACGAAAATGGCAAATAACATAAATTGGGGAAAGGTATACGAATCTACTTGGTGGGGTGATTCTGTCAATACTGCTCAAAGCACTTTTGATTACGCTACTGCCACTTTTAATTCACAATATGATTTAAGAGATAGAGTTATTTCAGAGGGTGGCGTATTAGAATCCACTTTCTGTTTATCATTAACAATTTTAAATTTATCTCAGATATGAGTTTATTAGATACCGCTTCATTAATAGTAACGCCAAACGGGTACAAAGAAGGTACGTTATATTCCGTTATTCCATCGGATGGTTCGGGAGATATGTCCGTTGTTAGAGCAACAACTGCAACGCGTGTGAATAGTGCGGGGTTGGTTGAGTTAGTGCCTTATAATTTGGCTACATACTCGCAAAAATTTGATAACGCTGATTGGACAAAATCAAGTGCTACAATTACTGCAAATACAACAACTGCACCCGATGGAACTACAACTGCTGATACATTAACAATTACAAGCGGTGGTTATTTATTACAACAATTAACTTTATTTCCCGCGGTAAGTGGTCAATCAGTTACAATATCGGTTTATGCTAAAAACCAAACTACGGATTTTCTTCTTTTTGGTGGTGCAACTGCATCGGGGACTGATACATATACAATTACAGATGTTGGAAATGGATGGTATCGACATATTAGAACTCGTGTTTTCACAACTACAACTTCATTACTTCCATTACAATGGATTATTTATGACCAAGTAGGAAGTAACTTTATTTGGGGTGCTCAAATGGTCGAAGGCACATTACCAAAGGACTACCAAAAAACGGAAACACGCCTAAACATCCCACGACTTGACTACTCAAATGGTACTTG